CTTCAACTCGTATCCAATCCAAGTCCCGGCCCATCAAGCGAGGGCCTTCAGTGACAGCAAGCGCTGACCTGTCTGTCATTTCCGATCAGGTCGGACGCAAGCAGCGCTCCGATCATCGCGGCTACCCGGCTTCCTCCGGCATCCCCGCCCCCGTCGATTTGCAGGCGTCGGTCGAGGCTGCACCCGAGCCAGACCCGGGCGAAACTGCCGCCGCCACCGGAAAGCGTCGGAGCAAGAAGACCGAAAATGACGTGTGAGTCGGCGGGCTGCGAAAAGCCCGCTGACCGGGAGAACTTGTGTTTTACTCACCGAGTGAAAGGCATCGGCCTGCACATGCGTGGGGCCGCGCTCCAGGGGAGTAATGGCTGGAACCGATCAAAGAACGACTACATGCTGGAACACTTCGGCACATCCGACGACCGTGAACTCGGTAAGCGGGGAATAGAGCGAGCATCGTGAATCAATCCCAATATCTCTCCAAGTGTTCGCAAGAGTTCGAGCGCAGCCGCAGATGGCGGCATAACTCGGCGAACAACTTTGACGAATCCTGGAAACGGTTTTCAGACCTGTACGCAGGTAAGCACTACGACCGAAAAAATAAGGTTGACCAACTGACTGTCAACATGATCTTCGCGACCGTCAACGTGATGGGCCCCGCCGTTGCGATCAACAACCCGAAGTTTGCTGTCAACGCTCGCAAGCCCGAAGCGGCACCACAGGCGATCATCACCGAAGAAATGCTGAACTACTTGTGGCGCACCCACAAGTATCAGCGCGACTTCCGGCTCGCAGTACACGACTGGCTCATTATGGGTCACGGGTGGTTGAAGGCTGGCTATAAGGCCACTAAGCCGCCAATCGTCAAGAACACGGAGAGCGGCGAGGAGAACGCTGAGGGTGAGGATTTTGAGGGCGTCGATGACCGCGATGTCGTTCCCGGCAACACTGAGTCAGAAATGATCCAGGTGGACGACGACCGCCCCTTCCTTGAACGGATTAGCCCGTTCGATATGTTTGTTGACCCCGACGCTCGCCATCCTAAGGAGATGCGCTGGATTGCCCAGCGAACGTGGCGTCCTCTCGCCGATGTGAAAGTTGATTCCCGCTACTCGGCAACTAACCGGAAGCGCGCAACGGGTTCATCATGGTCGCGTTGGAATAGTGAGGACGGCGACGCCCGTAACCCGCAAGACAAGCCGCAGTCAACAAAGACGGTCTACGCCGAAATTATCGAGTATTACGACCTGAAGCGCAACGAAGTATCTACGTTCTGCCGCAACGGCGACGACCCAAACGGCACGACTTCTGACGGTGGGTTCCTCATCAAGCCAGAGAAAATGCCGTACGACTTCGGCCACCCGTTCGTCATGCTCCGCAACTACGAAATCCCTGACACGTTCTACCCGATGGGCGACGTGCAGCAGATCGAATCGTTGCAGCTTGAACTCAACGAAACTCGCAACCAGATGCTGAACTATCGAAAGAAGTTCCGTCGCGCCTGGCTGTACGACGAAAGCCGTTTCTCCCGAGACGGTGTAGCGGCCCTAGAGTCCGAGAACGACAATGTAATGATTCCCGTCCTGGAGGGCGGAAGCCCGGGCGACGCTATCGCTCCAGTACCTCCGTCCATTACCCCGCCAGAGTTCTTCGACCAGTCTGCGATGATTTCGGGTGATATCGACCGCATCTCCGGCGTGTCTGACTACCAGCGTGGCGGTCAACAGCAGAACATCAAACGCACGGCTACGGAGGCGGCGATGATCCAGGACTCGGCAAACGCTCGGGCGCAGGACCGTCTCGCAAAGATCGAACTCGTCCTCGCCGAGTGCGGTGAGCGGATCGTCCAGTTGATGCAGCAGTTCCTTACCGAGGAGCAGATGATTCGCATTGTCACCATGCCCGTGCGCGGGTGGGTAAAGATCGACCCAGAGCGGATCAAAGGCCAGTTTGATTACGAAGTTGTTGGCGGCTCTACCGAACCACAGAACGACACCGTTCGCCGTCAGGCCGCAATGCAAACCGTGGACTTGTCGATTCCATTCATGGAGGCAGGCATCGTCAACATGCCCGCCCTGTATCAGAAGTTGCTTCGAGACGGAATGGGCATAAAGGATGCCGGTCGTTTCATCCAGCAGCAAGGACCACCTCCCGGCCAGGGGGAACCTGCTCCCCCTGCCGGGATGGGAGGGGTCTCACCTTCTCCGATGGGTGGGATGCCTCCGGGTGGCCCTCCGCCAGGTGGTCCACCGCCTGGCGGAGGGATGCCGCCAATGGGAGGGATGCCGCCCCAGGGGGCGGGGATGCCGCCAGAACTTACACCTGACATGCTGGCGATGATGGCCGCAGAACAGGGCGGCGGAATGCCACCAATGGGCCCACCGCCGGAAATGGGGCCTGACGGCGACGTGTCGCCAGAGATGCTCCAGGCGCTCCTCGCGGGAGGATCACCACTATCTAGTTGACAAGTGTGGTTATAGTGGTGACCGACACGACCAACCGACACAGGAGTCAAATTGTCAAACATAGAAAATCCCATTGAGGGAGAAGCCGAAGAAGTCAGTCTCGAATCAGGGGTAGCTGACGCAGAGGCAGAGGAGGTTTACGCCGAAGAAGAAGCGGAACCGCAATACGACTATCTCGAAGTTGATGATTCGATCCGAAACAAATATGTTTCGGCGAAAGTCAATGGAGAGGAAGTGCCAGTTCAATTTGATGAACTCGTCAACTCATACAGTCGGGAATCAGTCTCGACTCAACGATTCCAAGAAGCAGCAGCCATCCGGCAGGAAGCGGAAAACGCCCTCCGTCTGCAACAGGCGATGCAAGCAAACCCAGGACTTACGGTCCAGTACCTCGCCCAGCAGGCCGGGGTATCGGTGCAAGAGTTGCTGGGGATGCAACAGGATCAGGTCGCAGCCCAGAAGGCTCCGGCAGTAGACGAAGACGAGTACATAGACCCGCTGGAACGCCAGATTGCTGAACAGCAGAAGGCAATTCAACAGTTAGTCAATCATAATGAGCAGCGTGGAGCGGACGAGTATCTTCATCGTGCGGTAGGCCATCTCAAAGACACTTACCGAATTGACGACAATATGGCTAAGGCAGTCGTCGGGCGAGCGTTGCAAATGAACGCTGGCCCGGAGATGTTCCCGATGATCTTCCAGTCGATGGCTTTCGAGGCGACACAGCAAGCGACGGCGCAACACACCGCCGGGCAAGAGGCTGAGTTGCAACGTAAGCGGGCAGCAGCGCAGCAAGCGCAGCAGGTAGTGAGTTCGGGGGCCGGAGTCCCAGCGTCGGCGACAACTTCGGAAGTGACTGGTAACTTCACTTCGATCAGAGATGCCGCAATGGCCGCTGTAGAAGCAGCGGGCATTGCATAGCTCTGATCCCTCTCCGTAAGGATTCAACATGGCAATCGCATCACACTCTCCGTCAACGTGGGACACCATTCTCTCGACGACAATGCACAACTACCGGAAGACGTTGACAGATAACATCTTCAACTCTCGTCCGCTTCTCAACTACTTGATGAGTAACGGCCGAGTCCGCACCGTTTCGGGTGGTATCTCGATCGTTGAGCCGGTTTCCCCGTACCTCGGCGACGTTGGCTCGTACACCCCCTGGGGGCAGGTCACTGTCACTCCGGTCGATACAGCTACTGCCGCTCAGTTTGATTGGAAGCAGCTTTACGCGACCATCGGTATCAGTGGGCTTGAGGAAGCGCAAAACAACAGCAAGGAAATGATTGTCAACCTCCTGGAAGCAAAGATCCAGCAGGCCGAAGACACTCTCCGCAGTTTCCTGAACCAGCAACTGTTCGGCACTCAGGCTTCTCCCGCGGCGACCGATTTCACTTCGATCATTGATTTGGTGGACGACTCCAACTCGAACGTCGTGGGTGGCATTACTCCGAACGACACCACCGAAGCCTGGTGGAAGTCTGTTGTTACCGCCGTTGGTTCGGTTGACGCTGCTGGACTTGAGGACGCCATGCGTACGGCGTACAACCAGTCCAGCGACTCCGGTTCCGATCGCGTCAACTCGCTTTTCACCGATGCTGATACGTTCGGTTTCTACGAGTCAACCCTTACTCCGCAGGTGCGCTACACCGACGTGAAGAAGGCAAATCTTGGCTTCCAGAACCTGATGTTCAAGAATGTCCCGATTTTCTGGGACTTCGATTGCCCAGAAGGTGTCATGCTCGGACTCAACTCGAAGTACGTCGGCCTCGCTATCCATAGCGACCGCAACTTCAAGCAGTCTCCGTTCACTGACAACTTGTCGGGCTCGGTTTCTGGGACTGGCACCGCAGGCGTCGGAGCGGCTTCAGCCAATGCTCTTGATGCCCGCGTGTCGTTCATCACGACTTACGGCAACACGACGATCCGCAACCGTCGCCGCTGCTTCAAGCTCACCGGCATCGCAGCATCTTGATTTGATAGCCCAGCGCCCCCTTGGGAGCGGGGTGCTGGGCTTTCATATGCCATGATGGTCTTATGACTACTCCAGATCGAGTTCTCCAAAATGCACAATCGACAGGGATTGTTCTTCAACACGCGTTGAACGGTTCGCCTGTTCAGGGCGTTGGAGGGGTAAATCACTCTCACGGTGACGTTCAGCCAGCCGGTTTGCATTCGACTGCACCGTACATACCACCAAAGCGGCGAGCAAGAGATAACCCCGACCGACAGCTTTGCTCTTACGAGGAGTGCAAGGCGTATCCGATCAAAGCCCATCCCTACTGTGCTGGGCACGCCAAGAGTCTCGGGCTGACAAAGTGGGACAACACACCTAAGAGCCTGCGAAAGGGTAAAGATGACGACACTGAAAGACTTGAGGCAACTGGTTCGGCAGCAGACGGAGACGACGGAAGCCGAGCTTCCCAACATAACAATTGATAACTACCTGACGCAGGGGTTCGAGCGAACAGTCAATGCCGAAGTCCAGTGGCCGTTCTACGAGAACACCTGGACCGTGACCCAGCGGGCAGATCAGTCGTCTATCTCGATCCCTCTCGACGTGAAGGCTCCGGGCTTCATGTCTCTCGTGGATAACGCTAACGGATGGCGTCTCACCCACATCGACCCCGAGGAAGCCGAAGACCGTTTCTTTGGGGCCACTTCGACTACTTCGGCTCCGCTGAACTTCTCGGTCTGGAACAACTACATACAGTTGTGGCCGCAGACCAAATACAGCGCGGACCGCACCTATCAACTGCGCGGCTTTCGACTTCCCACGAACTTCCCTGTCTACGTCGGCGAATCAGCCGACCCACTGCAAGAGCCCGACATGGACTCGCGCCTGCATACGGGGCTCGCCCATTACGCCACCGCTCTTGCGTACATCCAGCAAGAAGACATGGAGCTGGAAAACCAGTACATGAAGCGGTGGCTGAATGACGTGGAGATGGCCCGCCAGGTCATTATGGACCCGGCACACAACCGTCCGATCGCTATGGGGCCATCGGAGATTTACACGACGAGTATTGGTCCCGGTTATCGGGGCGGCTCTCGCAGTGGTTTTGGGTTGAACTCGGGCGGCGTAAATACTCCTGGACCCCAGGGTCCGATGGGCCCGCCGGGTCCGCAAGGTCCGCAAGGTCCGCAAGGTCCGGCAGGCAGTGTAAACGAAGTTGTCACTGCGCTCGCGGTCAAGGTCGAAGAATTGTCCGCCCGGATCGAAGAACTGGAATAAAGAATGGCGGGCGAACTGCAATACATAAATCTCACTGACCTGACCGGTGGCCTAAACATGCACCGGAACCAGTTTCAGTTAGCGGACAACGAGTCGCCCGACATGCTGAACGTCAACCTCGATCCTCGGTCTGGATTTTATGCTCGGGAAGGCATCACCCGAATCAACGATGCAGACATTCACGGCCCTGACTGGGAGCCTCGGTCTGCCCACACCCTCATCCTGTCTGCCGGGCGGTCCGCTTCGTACATTGCAGCGAACGAAACGATCTACACGTCGGGCGACAGAGGGGCGTCGTGGTCGGATATGGGCGTCGGCTGTTCGGCTAGTCCGCATCTAGCCGACTTCGCAGCCTGGGGTGATAAGGCGTACATCGCATGCGGCCCAAACGATCAGTCGGCTCGCCAGGAAGGCAACTGGTCGGCGGGATCAAACGAAGCCGTGTTGCTAAAAAACGCAGAAGGGCTGAACTTCGACAACGACTACACTGTCAAGTCCGAAGGCGTAATGCCGCAGTGCGAGGTTACGGAACCTCATGCCGGATATTTGTTTTGCGGCAACACCTCGGAACTCGAATTACCCTATCCGAACCGCCTCCGCTGGTCTCATCCACTACGCCCGGAATCGTATGCCGAAAACGATTACATCGACATTGACATCGGTGGCGGTGAGATCACCGCCCTTATGTCGTTCCAGGATCACTTGCTGATTTTCAAGACTGACAGCATGTGGGCGCTGTACGGCTACGACACTGACAGTTGGCAGCTAATCAAGGTGTCCCGAGACATTGGGGTGGTACATCCCGGGGCGTGTACTCGTTCCGAGTTGGCTGTGTTTTTCCACTCAGCTTCGGACCGTGGCGACATTTGGATGTACAGCGGCGGCGACGTACCAAGAGCTATTTCTGAACCTATCCGTCCGGTGATGGACGGACTCTCTCGGCCGGATGAAGTTTGGGTTTCCTGGGTGGCCCGCAACCTAGTCGTCTCGGTTCCGTGGAACGACGACCCGCAAGTTCCTTCAAGTCGTTCGGTGTTCTTATGGAATCCCGAAGTTGGGAGAGGGGCGTGGACGCGCTTCTCCCCCGCCGAAGGTGAGGCTCGTTGCATCCTGGAACGCGGGGACCACATCGCTGAGGGCGACGCCGTGCTGGTCATGGCTTCTACTGATGGCGTCAGCGCCGGTTTTAGTTGCGTAGTAAAATCTAACGGCAGCTTCCAAGCGCTCGACTTCATTACCGAAAGCAGCCAGGGGGTTCCGTTCGAGACGAGATACAGAACAGGTTGGCAGGATGCCGGATCGCCGGATCGCCGCAAATCTTGGCGTCGCCCACGTTTCATCCTTCCGGTCCCGACTGTCGATGCAGAAATTTTTGTGTCCACCTTTCAAGATTATGAAGAAGGGGTCCCCAAGAGAACCCATAAACTCCTAGCAATAACTGACGGGACTCATGTGTGGTCAGAAACTCAGCCAGGAAACCTCCCGGGCCCTGGCGGGTTTGCTTACGGTGACGGCACCGTATGGTCTCAGCCAAAAACGTCTGGGTCTGAGATTCTCAGAACGCAGCCCCACGGCCCGGGATTGTCCGGTCTGGGTGTTTGCGCTGCCGTACAGTTGGAGTTCAAGATCACCAAAGAGAACAGCACCGGGGCGCGATGGGGGTTGGACGCCGCCATCCTCAAACACCGATCACGTAGGGGTACGACATGACAAAACTCTCAGCACTTGAACCGATCCTGAATGGCAACCCTGCTGACGCCATCTTGGTGAACGACAACTTCACTGACATCAGAACGCACGTCAATGGCGAACTCATCAACCGTGATGGTTCGGTCGCGATGCAGGCCCCTCTTGCTCTGTCTGCGGTGGCCCCATCCGATCCTTTACATGCTGTCCGTTTAGCGGATTTAGGACCCGGAGGTGGCCTCGGTTTCCCCGCCGGGGCGATCCTCGATTACGTGGGGACTGTAGCCCCCGCCGGGAACTGGCTGCTGTGCGACGGGTCTCTGTACGACGGGGCACCAACGGGCGAATATGCGTCCCTTTTTGCCATCATCGGAACTGCGTTCAATACTGGCGGAGAAGGGCCGACACAGTTCCGAGTCCCCGACTTCACGGCTGACGGCGGGCGGGGCTCTGTTGGGCCCGGTGCTAGCACGGGTAACGTGGGCGATACAGGTGGCAGTACCGACACGATCGTGGCGCAGCACAGTCACCCGGTCCCTGAACATGGGCACGGCAACAATTTCATTGTGTCCGACAGGTCCGAGTTCGACACCAAGTCGCAGAAAGATGACCACACCCACAATTGGTCCGACACGATCACGGACAACGTGACGCGGAGGACTACGGGGGCACCTGTCGGTGACACATCGAGTGCTCTCAGAG